GGGAGGACCAAGGAAGGGAGCTGGTAGAGGAGGGACTTGCCACTACCGGTCGGCATGACCGCGATCAGGTCCTCTCCATCGAGAATGTGGGTCAGTGCTTCGCGCTGGCCGATGCGATAGCCGTCGATGCCCATGATTCCTTGGGCGACACTGAGGAGGTCGTCAACATCGACGGCTTCGTCATCCGCCACACGAGCAGCAAGGGCAACCCGGGCTGCTTCGGCTTCAAGGAAGCGAAGCTCTTCTGGTGTTTTCGTAGTTGGCAGAATCTCAATCTCCTCTTGGGCTTCCTCGGCTGGCTTCTTGGCACTGCGCTTTGTCGATGCAGTTGCTTTGGAGGCCGAAGATGCCTTCTTGTTCTCAGAACTGTTCGTAGGTGCGGCCTTCTTTGCTGGAGCCTTCTTTGCTGGCTTTTCAGCAGCAGCCTTTTCTTCTTTGGCTGGAGCTTTAGCAGCTTTCTTTACGTCATATACTTTTTGAAAATCTCTAATGCGTGTCATTGGCCACCACCTAACTTAGTTTGCGTACCTGGTCCTTCCTGGCGCGTTGGAGAGAACAGCAATCTCATTCCACCAGTACGGCGCAACCGGCGGCGAGCCTGAGCGCCCTGCATCTCTGTACGTTCCTGAGCTGTTGCGCGTTCTTCAGATCTTGCCTGAGCCGCCTCAGCATCTTTCTCCGCTTGTGACTTGCCGCGTCTACCGCCGCCAAATAATCCCGCCATGCTAAAACCTCGTCATCATGTAATAGTCAGCCCCCTCTGGGCCAAACTTTCTCATAACACTTTCTACCTCAAAACGTAGTGCTTTGGCAAACTTAAATGCGGTATCATTTTCCACTTTTACGCAGATTTGTAGCCTTCTAACCCCATAATCTTGCAAAGCGGTATCGGTTACAGCCCTTGCGCCACGCACAAGTGATATCGCATGACTGCCAATGTCCTTGCTGGGAACAAGCCACATCTCTGCCAGGCCATGCCAGATGTGCCGAATACCAAAAACTGTAACAACCTTGCCGCGACCAATACCCGCCCAGCTCCAGCCATCCTCAGAATTATCCCAAATGTAATCTATGTAGTTGGGAATATACTCCATGTATTCTTTGTTATCATCAGCCAGCCGCATCCTGGCAACATGCTCATAGCGCAGAGGAACAAGCTGCTCATCTGGACTCATGCGAAACTCTGGAAGCTGCACCAATCCCATTAGAAGATCTCGAAGTCTGTTGCTGCGTTGAATGTTTGACCGCTGTTAAAGCTGCTGCCGTATGTGCCGCGCCGCAATCGACGTTGCTCACCGCCACCCAGCATTAGATACCCAAACGCATCCCCGCAGTGAGAATGCTCATTCTTTACCGGCATATCCTTAAACCGCTCTTGCCCAGCGCCGAGAGATTGACGCTTGAAGAAATAACCACCGGCCAAAGACTTTCGTACTCGCAAGCATTTCTTATTTATCATCAGCCCAGGCTTGCCGCCCACCAGCCTATTCATAGGCGCAGCAGCAGCCTCACGGCGCACGTTGAAGGCGTTACTGTCAGTCGGAGATGCTTTGAAACCAATCGAGCGTAAGTGATCGAAGGCAGTCACCTCATAGATCTCATCGCGCTTGTTACCGGCGGGATCGCCCCATATCATCACCTCAGCCTTATTGAAGCTCGCAGCGATCTTAGCCAGTAGCTCTTGCCCAAATCTCTCAAGCCCCATGTCAAACGTCACAAGCTCATCGAGAACCTTCCAGGCACCGCCAGATGTACGCTGTCCAAAGATAGCGGCTGGCGTCAAACCAAAGTCAACGCCGATCTGCAAGGGATATTGCGGGTCATAAGTGACATCACCTGACATCATATCATCGTCATACTCAGGCCAGACCGGACGCCCTTCTTGTACAAACGTATACTTGCCTTCGGCATAGCATCTGATCCAGTCAGCATTCTTACCGCCGAGAAGCTGCTCATAGTACCCACTAGGCAGATGAACCTTATTCTCAGCAGATGGATTAACCATCCACCACTTGCCACCAGAGAACACAAAACCATTGGCCTCTGGGTTTTCGGGCAGATCCTTAGCGCTTACCTCCAGCACACCACCAGGTTGCCGGTAGAACTTCCACGGAAACCGACCGCCAATAGGGTTTTTCTCTGCAAGCTCATGCCACCAATGATCCGCGTCAGGCGGGTTGGTATCCATGATAATGCCATACCAAGACGCGCCACCATCAGATTGCGTAGGATAACGGCCAACACGGTGCGTCAGCCCGTCAATCACAGCCTTCGGCAGTTCGCGGGCCTCGTTTACCCATGCCCCTGTTAGCTCCAGAGATAGCAGCTTCCTTACATCTTGTGGCGTAGAAAGAGCCATGAAGATAACTTCGCAGTCTATACCAGGCGCACCTTCCCTCGAAGGCAGCTTCAGATGATGCGTGATAGGCGGTTGCCAGCGCATCGGCCCCCATACATCCTCTGGGAATAGTTCTTGCCATGTCTTGATCGTTGTTGTTCTTAGCTCTGGATAGGTATTTCGCACGATAACAAACCGAGAATACCGTATGCCATCACGCGGCGAGGGCTTTTGCTGAACAGCCTTGAGCATTATCTCAGCAGCGCAGCCGTATGACTTACCAGATCCAACCGGCCCCATCAGGCCGCGAACAAAAGATTTATCGTGTAGAAACTTCCAAACCGTTGCAGACTTGGAAAAATCCAAGTTCATGCTGGGAAGATCAGTCATCATCTGCCTCATACGTTGTGGTAATGTCTGGCCCCTTCATGTTGATCCCAACAATCGAAGGCTTGTCCACGTTCTTTTCTGCATCGAGCAAGCCACTAGCCTTAGCCAACACGCGCAGAACACTTACCTTATCAAACATCTCAATCGTCGTACCATGCTGGCCCACAGTCACCTTCTTAATCGAAGCCAAAGCCTCATCAGGAATATCCTCCAGAGGCTTTACAGCACCAGTATGCAGATCAATGATGTCAGTAATACGAGCCGTACCCATTGCTATCAGCTCAGTAGCCACAGCCTCTTTGTTCTGAGCCAATGTCTCCGAGCGGCCAATTCGACGCTGCAACAAACGCGCACCGCCAAACCGACCAACCGGCGGGATAGGCTTTATCTTATCCTCTTTTTTGCGTGACATCAGAACGGAATAGAATCCCCGCCCAAATCAGTATCGGCGCGGGAAGATTGCTGAGAACGTGAACCATCATCTTCAAACAGCTTCAGCCAGACCTCACCCTCCTTATTCGGAAGCGGCAATCCCTCCAGCTTAATACTGATGCCCTTATCATTCTGAAAAGCAATGCCATGACGCAACCAAACCGGCTTATCCCGACCTGGTACTTCCTTGGCTTGCACAACACTAAATCGCTTAGACATTATTTCCTCCTATACAGCGTTGCAAGTTCAATAACGATATTACAAAGAAAGCAATACCACAATAGCTAGGAATACATATCAGTGATATTGCTACGAGATTTATCCAGCAAACCCTCAGCCAACTGCTTAATAAGCTGAGGAAAGACATCATGCTCTATTACAGCAATCAGCTCACCATCACGCCATATACGCAATCCATCAGGATAAACGTGCCAGTTAATCACTTCTTCTTTTTCTTGGCCATCTTCTTCATAGCCATTTTCTTCAGCATCGGATTAGCCTTATCCTCCTTAGAAGGGCGACCAACCTTACTACCATACGTTCCTTTACCCATTGGCATAGCACTATCCTCTCTTCATTCGTGTCATAGCAGCCTTCTTAAATGCTGCATCAGTAGGCGCACCCTTGCTGCCAGGCTTACGCATCCTCTCGTCACTGCCAGCAGCTATACGCTTACGCTTGGCTTGAATATTGGCGTACAGTCCAGGTTTCTTCTTAGGCATGATAAGTTCCTTTCATGGTTTTTCGGAAAATAGTTTCGTGGGGATATGCACATAAGTCGGGCATGGTGGGGGGCAAATGGGTCGATTGCTCTAGATGTTGATTTCCGCATGATTTTTGCAGGCGATCCGTCCAGATTGCAGGCCAGACACAACATCTTGTGCAATTTACTTAACATAATGCGTATTATGCGACTTTGCATTTCCTGCTCGCTGAGTGTGGGTAACTGTCTTTCGGGTATGTCGGATCATCAGGCAGCCTCTTCGTCGCTGTACGGCTCGCTCAGCAGCTCTACGGCCTGTGTGGCGAGCATGATCTTGGCTCGATCGATCGCTTCGGGTTTGATTCGCCAGCCTTTGGCTAATGCTGACGTGAAAAAGTCTCTCGTCAAACACTCGAAAACTTCCCTTAATTCCAATAAGTCCAGTTCAGCTTGCGTGTTATAGCCAGTTTGTTCTAGCCTGTGCATCTGCTTTGCCATTGTTTCAGCTTCTGCTAGTTCCATTTGCTGCTTGGCTGACAGTCTGGATCTGATTGTATCCTCGTGTTTTACCTGTGGATCAAAGACGATGCGGTTGCTTGTGCTCTTCTGTCCTCGCCATAGTGGCTTTGCGTAAACCATGTATCCGAGGTTTCTGAGGCGCCTGACGTGATAACCGACAGCAGTTCTTCTGCTGCCGATGTCTTGCCCGATGCGCTCTTGGCTAACGAATGTTCTTCCCATGTGATCGGCGTAGCTGCAGAAAGCTATGAGCACTCGAAGCGTTTTGGCTGTCATCCTGGCGTCTTTGATTGCCCTGATTGGCACGACTGCAAACGCTCTGAGGTCTTTGGCTTTGAGCTGTGCTGGTCGCATCAGTACGGGTTCTCCATCAGTTCCTCGATGGGATCGTGCTCGGTGTATTGCACCGGCTTGCGTTCTGCGTAGACTTCAGCGCTGAGCTGCTCCAGGCTTTTGTAGTAGGTTTCGATCTGCTGAGAAGTTACCAGCTTCTTTTGCACCAGGCGATCCGCTCCGGTTCCGTTGATGTAGCTCTCGGCCACTGGTTCACCGGCATTGATGCGCTTTGCTGCGATCTTGTCGCTGTCGAAGATGTGCGGCTGTCTTGGTCCTGTGATTGCTGTTGCTTGTGTTTCGCTGCATTTCTGCGCTGCTTTGACCAGCGTGTAGATTGTGGGCCATGATCGGCTGCGTGTGTTCTTTCGGATGTCTTGCGACATCTTGCTGAGAATATGATCCAGGCTGGATTGCTCGACGCTGCTGGGTATTTCGCTGTTGATGTCCTCAACCATTGCGTCCATTTCTTGCCGTGCTCGCTCTGGCGTGTGGTTTGCCGGTACATCGTAGCGCTTGAGTTCTTCTTGGAGCCATGCGCCGATGGTGCGTGTTCTATCCTGGTATTTCATTGGATCAGCTTCCTGTCGGTTTGGTAGCTTCCGAGTATTGCTTGCATTTGCTGCTCGCTGGTCATGTCTTGCAGTGATTGCTCTTGCAGCTCGTCATCCCAGCGCTCGCCGTTTAGCCATGTTGAGAGATGCGGCAGATATTTCTTGTCCTTGCCGGTGGATGCTTTGACGTAATCGATCAGCGCTGAGTGTATCTTGTCATAGTCTACTTTGCGGAGTGCTGCATTGAATGCTTTGCGAGCTTGGCCCTTGCCTACCTTCTTTGGATACATCTTCCACAAATCATCAAAAATGACCGATATATTAAGGTTATTACTTACATGGTTATTACTTACTAGGTTACTCTGCAGATTTTGCAGATCGGAAACTGCAGATTTTGCAGTACCGTTCTGCAGATTTTGCAGATCGGGATCTTCCTCCATGTGAAGCGTGTAATCGTTGCTTGTTTTTATGCCGTTTGCCTTGGTTCTCTGCTGTCTGGAGATCAGGCCGCGGCGCTCTAGCTCATCGATGTGATAATGCACTGATCGCTCTGACATCTCGCAATCTGCTGCTAACCTGGCAACAGAGGGAAAGCACCCGTAATCGGGGTTGTGCCTGTCGGACAGGTAAATCAATACAATCTTTGTTGCTGGCTTTAGACCTTTTACAGTTAGCGCCCAGCTTGTCGCTTTAAATGACATCTTTTACCCTTTTCTTTTGGGCAGGGATCGCTTACACTTTCCCTGCACTTTGTTTGGTATTCCTAGTGTACTCACAAACCATGCCCCGCGCAAGTTTCTCTTTCCTTGCGTGGGGTTTTCTTTACCATGAAACAGCAACGCTCAAGCACGGATCACCGTAGCCCTTCAGCACTCGCAGCTCATAAACCTGAGCGTCATCTTCGAACACCACACCGTTGAACGCATCGAGCACGATCTTTGCCACGTTGTCTATGTCTGGCTTGCCAGGGAAGATCTCCCGCTGCTCTGCTTGCAGCTTCTTCTTTTTTGTCCAGCTCTTCGGGATCTGGAACTGCGCCCTGATTAAAACCTTGCAGGGAATTGTGATAGGGTCGAGCTGCCGCAGCACCATCCAGTTGGATGCTTCCCCAGCCAGTCGCATTTCGTAGCGCTTGGTTTTGTCTGGCGTGTAGACATGGCCTGACCTAGTGAAGCGCGGCCTACCTTTGCCGACCGGCTGACCCATCAAGAATATATTTGCCTGGTTCATATTCTCTTAAGCCAATCTTCAAGATCTATCTGGTCATCATGAGATGCCGGCGGTTCCTTTTCGATGTCATCTAGCATGGCTTCCAAGCTGACTGACTGATTCAATCCTTGCGATATCAGATCCACCGCGAGGCGGCTTTGTGATATCCCTTGGTGCTTCGAGGCGATATCGAGTTGTTCCTTCAGATCGAGCGGCAACCGTACAACCAACGGCTTCAATGGCTCATCTCTTCGCTGATATTTCAATTTGTTTTCCTTTCTTTTCAACAGGTTATAAAATAAATCCACAAAATGTGAATAATTCTATTGACTATGTATTGAGGTGATATTACATTGCTTATTGTGAGTTGACAAGAGAGGAATCAAACGATGTACAAAGTTGGTCAAAAAGTTATCGGTTATTGGGGCGCGATGCACCCCTACAGCTACGGCAAGATTGCCGAGTGGAACCCTGAGCAGTCAATGAAGTTTGTAGTTCAGTGGGATGACGGTAGCAAGTTCCACGGTCGGTGTAGCGACATACATTACGGCAACGTTCAGAGTGCTGGCATCGGGGTTTACTTCGCAGAAAATGAGGAGGCGGCATAATGCAGTTTGATTTGTTTGACCAGCAAGACGCGCGGGGTGCCGGTGATCGGCAATGCGATTTGGAAGATATGATTGCCTACGAGGAAAGCTTGTTGGCAAAGGTTCAGGCCGGTGATCAGGCTGGTCAGGAAGATTGGATTGCCCGGGCGAAAGCCGGGGAAGTAATGCGGATCTGTTAAGGAGACTTAATCATGCTGTTTGAAAGCGACTATTGGGACCTGGTCAATGAGATCAAAGCAATAGAAGATCAGCGCGGTTGGTATTTGGTTGATACTGGCGTTCACCAACAGGATGCACAGCCTCATTATGGCACTGATGAATATTGGGAACGCATGTATGACTGCGCAATCTTGTTTGCCGTAAATCAATGCGAAAACGAATATGATTGCAGCTTAAATGACCTGATGGGTCGGACTGTTTACTAAGGAGGAACAACGATGCAAAATTATCAATTCACCGCGTATGGAAATAAAATGGAAGGCCAGTTTAAATCAGGCAGTGATGCTATGGTTCAGGCAAACGAAGTTTTGTTGTGGTCAAACCCCAAATCAAAAGATGGTGCATGGTTCCAAGACGGGGACAGCAATTCATATTTCTGGGGAGAAGGCAACTATTTCGACTAAACTTGATTACGCAGTGCGCCTCAC